CTCCTCATGGACTTCGCCAGTTTCTTGGTGATGATGGATTCCAACCGGCGGAGTGTCTCAGCCTCGACGACCGGCTTGGCCCGCTCGGCTGTGTTGTGCCCCCGGGAGGGGCTGTTCTTTCGGGACTTGGTCGGGTCCTTCCGCAGCGGCGATGAGTCCTGCTTAGGGACTCGGCCTTGGTCGACAACATAGAACAGGCCGACCGGCTTCGGGGCGAACGTCAGATTGTCGGCCCCCAGGGCGCGTGCCTTGACCTTGTAGCGGACCTGCACCTTGGCCGGCTTGCCGCCGTACTTCGGGTTCCACCAGTTCGACATCTTCTGGTCTGCGCCAAGGTCCTGCTTGAGGAACTTCTCGTAGTCGCGTTTGCCCCACCGGCCGAGCAGTTTCAACATCTTGATCTGCTCGGCCGGGATCAGTTCACGCTCGAAGCGTCCCAACTTGTGATTGAGTTGACCGAACGTGGACCGGGCCACGGGTCACGCTCAGACCTTGGTCGGGGTGCCGACGACCTCGAACGTCACGTCGAACTCGAGCGCCGACTCGGCGGAGCCACCGGCGTCGACGTAGATCGGGATCATCGTGCCGGTGAAGTTCCGGTTCGCGGTCGGGCCGTCGACCTCGAGGTCGAACGCGATGGCGGTGCCGGTGGCCGCAGCGGACCACATGGCGTCGCAGAACGACACGGCCTCGCCCCAGTCCTGGAAGCCACGGATCCGCAGCTGCCACGTGGTGGGCTGCTGCACCGGGGTGTTCGTGGTGAGCGTGATGTACTGCGTCACGTTGTTGTTCGCGACGAGCATGGCCTCGGACACCTGTGCCGAGTAGGCGACGGTGGCCACCTCGATGGTGAGCTTGCGGCCGGTGAGAATGACTGCCATGGGTTATGACCTCCGGATTTGAACGGTTGCTGTGAGGGTGTACGCCGGAAGGTCCTGATTACCGATCGTGTAGACGGTGGGGCTTCCGGTCGTGGGGCCGACTGCGCCGACGATTTCGTCAGCGGTGTCGAGAAGCCAGTTGAGTGCATCCTTGTTTCCGGGCGGGGGGGCCAGCACGGTGATCGGGAAGTCCAACTGGGCGAGGGTCTTGTTCTGGTTCTGGGTGATCGACGGCGGTTCGACCAGAACGCACGGCGGCCGCACGTTCCTCGGGTCGGTGATCACCGTCAGGCCTTCCGCCTGGAGTGCTGCTACGACCCAGTCGTAGGCGTCGAGGATGTAGCCGGCCATCAGGCGATCGCCGGTCGGTTGATGCCGAGCATCCGCATGATCTCAACGTTGCTGTTGATCGGGCTGTTGACCTCGAGGTCTCCGTACTGCTGGTAGGACCCGAAGGATCCGCGCATGCGGTACATCTCGGCGCACTTCATGACGGTGCCCAACTTGACCCGCTGGCTGGGGACGGCCTCGATGAGGTCGGAGTATCCGGCCTCCTGTCGGCGTTCGTAGCACCAGTCGTTCCCGGCGGAAACGGACAGGTCAAGCCATGCTTCGTCGAGCGCCTCCGAGGGGAGGAGGCCGAGGAAGCCGTACACGTCGTCGCCGGTCACCCAGGTGACTGGGACGTACAGTTCGCCGTCGACGGTGGCTTCGGCGATGTTGACGTGGTTCTGGCTGTACGTCACCTCGAGCAGCGTCGAGTCGACGGTGATGAGGTGGTTGTCGCCGTCGTATGGGTGGCCGAGTCCGGACACCGTGCCCAGCATGCCGGTCTTCAGCCCGGAGACTGAGGTGAGGGTAAGCGTTGCCACATTACTGACCAGAGAGGCGGTCGTGATGTTGTAGGTCGGCATTGCTTCCTCAGTCTCCGGGCGTAGACCGCTGGGGGGTGCGGATCAGACGAACTCGACGAACTTGCCAGCGTCCATGAAGGCGGTGGCGAAGTAGCCGCGCCACGCCATGCGGACGGTCAGCGTGTCGGGCTGGTCGACCATGACCGCGCCCTTGCGCTGCTCGAACAGGCGGATGCCGTCGCTGTTGCCGACGATGAACTTGCCAGCAGCGAACTGCGGGCTGACCACCAGGCGGAGGCCGGCCGGGGTGCCCTGGAGCGAACCGGCGTCGAGGCGGCCGTAGGCGTTCATCGGGTTGAGGCTCGGGAACAGGTAGTCGCCACCCGAGGACTTGAGAACGGCGAGGTCCTTGTAGCGGTCCGGGGCGCACCAGATGTGGGTCGGCATCGAGCCGGTCGAACCGACGATGGTGGTGGCGGCCGTGAAGATCGCGGTGAGCACCTCATCGGCGTCGGTCCACGACGTGATGGTGTCGGTGACGGTGGCGCCGGTGACGAGGGCGGCGCAGGCCACCGTCTCGACCTGACGGGCGTACGCCTTGGCGAGCTGCTCGAGGGTGAGGTTCAGCGCAGCCGGGTTGGTGAAGTCGATGTCCTGCTCGGACAGGTCGACGTAGCCGCCGTAGGTCGCCTTGGTGACCGTGACGTCGGAGACGATCATGGCCTGCGACGACAGGGTGTCGCCCTCGTTGGTCTGGACGGCGACCGTGGGACGCTGCGTGACCTTCGGGATGGTGAACGTCTTGCCAGCGCCCGGGAGCGCCTCGACGCCGATGCTGTCGCAGAACGGGCGGTCGGCGCGGAGGCCGTCGTACACCGGGCCGAGGATGTTCTCGGGCAGGATGCCGGTGCTGTCGCCGGTGTCCTGGAGGGCGGCGCGGACGTGGGGCAGGTTGGCGCCCAGGCGGTGCGCCATGAACTCGGCGGCGCTGGGGGTCTTGATGAATGCCGGGGCGGCGAGGATGGGGGCGGTGGCCACCACCTCGGCCGGAGCGGCCTCGATGTTCTCGGACATGGGTTCCTCCTCAGAGGGGTTGGGGGTGGGGGTGGTGGACTCCTCGTCCGCCGGGGAGGCTGCGACGCGGGAGATCTTTGCGTTCGGATCAGCACCCCAGGGGAGGAGTGACAGTTCCATCCATTGGCCGGCCGCGACGACCATCACGCCGTCCTGGCGGATGAAGTCGACGGGCTGGACTCCGACGCTGACGGAGTCCAGGACACCGTCGGCGGCGAGGGTGAGCGCCTCATCACCGGCGGCGGTGGCGCTGATCTTGGCCTTGAACCGGACGCCGTCAGCGGTGACGGTGCGTTCGGTGACGAGGCCGAGGGGCTGCGACGGGTCGTGATCCCGGAGCAACTTGGGGGCGGGACCTTCGGTCGGCAGGCTTCCCGCAAGGAACATGACGGGGCCGGTGGAGGCGTTGAGGATCGTGTCGTAGTGGAGGGCCATGCCCTCGATGGTGCGGCCCTCGGTCTCGGCGGCGAGGGTGACGGGTGCGGAAAGTCGGATCATGCGTTGCTGTCCTGACGGTCGGGGCGGGTCGGGTCCATCGGCATCGACTCGTCGCGGTCCCCGAGGTGTGCCTTCTGGAGTCGGACGATGTGGCCTCGGGTGGTGATCTGGTCGTTGCTCAGGGTCTGCTCGATGCACTCGATGTAGATCCGTGCGTCGAGCCGCAGCTGCTCCTGAGCTTGCTGCGCGTTCTGGTACGTCATGGCCGACCCGGTCGGGGCCGACACAAGGAAGGCGGACACGTTGGCGACTCGGGCCAGTTCGGTGGCCTGATGCTGGCGTGACTCGACACCCTGGAGTCGGCTCGGATCCATGGTGGATTCCTTGAAGTCGACGAACTCGTTGAGCGCGGCGACGGCGTTGAGCTCGCGGGCCTCGGCCCAACCGGCCGCAAGGTCGGACAGTTCGTCAGCGGTGAGCGGCTCACCCGACACCTGCCGCAGGTAGCCGTACCCCTGCGGGGCGGTAGCGAAGCGAAGGCTCATCTGGTCGAGGCGTTCGGCGATCAGGATCGCCCGGGCACCGGTCTGGAGCAGACCCTGCACCGGCGACCAGAACAGGACCACGTCCTCGTTCCGGAGGGTCTGACCGTTGTACGTGATCAGGTAATCCCCGACCGGCACGTTGAACGCCCACGTGTTCGCCGTGATCGTGAGCAGCGACGGGTCAAGGACGGTGAAGGCGGCAGGCCGGCCATCGACGGCACGGCGGCTGGTGATGTACCAGGCGGCGTAGCCGTGGAAGAACAGGCTGTCGAACGTCCAGGACAGGGTGTGGGTGAGGGTGGTGCGCGGGTCGGGGCGCACCATCCACGGCTCGGGCGGCAGCTCGACTTCCTCGAGGTCCTCGCCGTTCCACTGCGTCAGGTAATACTCGAGCCGACCGGACGCCACAGCACCGGCGAGGAGGTCCCGGGCGCGGCTGATGGTGGGGATACGCATCGCTCGCGCCCGGTCGGCCTGAGCATTGTTGAGGACCGTCAACGCCCCGGCCGACGACAGTTGTGCCGTGCTGGCCGTCGGGGTCATGCCTGCCGTGACTTCAGGCTTGCGGGGGCGGAACAGTCCCATGCGCCCATCATTAGCAGAGATGGGCGTCGTTTTGTGGGGCGCGTACGGAGATAGAGAATCTCGTTATCTGCGGGTGGCGATGGCGAACGCCGGTCGGCCTTGGCGGGTCGGGCGGGTGCACAGCGCAGCGGCGAAGATCATGAGGCGGGCCAGTTCGATCGGGCCGGTGCTGCGCCTCGAGGACAGGACCAGACCGTTGGCTGTGTTGACCGCTACCGCTCGGGCGACGTGGTCGCCCATGGCTTCCTCATGCCGATGCCGGATGCGGCCCTCATGGAGCATCTGGCGGCACAGGCTGGTCCACTTCACCAGTTCGCCGTACCCGACCGTGACGGCCCGAGGCTTCAACATCGGGTCGAGGCCCAGTTCGAGCGGCGGGGTGTAGGCCAGCGTCGCCCCCGGTGGGAGGTGCTGCTTCACCTGTTCCCACATTGCTTGCACGCTCGTCACTTGGAACGCGATCCGCACCACGATGGTGCCGTCGTCGTGCAGCTCCGCCGCGACACCGGCATAGCGGGTGCCGTCGCTCGACGAGTCGATAGCCAGGACGTGGGCCGGCCGAGCGGGCAGGTCGGTGATCAGGGCGTCCCACACCCCCGGCTCGAGCCAGGGGGAGTCGGACGACACCCACTGGTTCAGTGAGGCGCGGAGGAACGCCGCCCGGTTCGGGGTCTTGGCCTCGGCGATCAGCGTCTCGAGGTCGAGGGTGTACCCGATGGCAGGGTTCGCATACGCCCAGTTCGTCGGGTCGGACATGTCGACACCGGACGGCGGGGACCACTCGGCGAAGTACAGCGGCCCGCCCCCACCTTCGCCGATGGCCTGCATCCCCTGCTCCCGATAGCGGAGCATGACACGGCTGGCCTCGGTCCCGGCGGTGGACCACATCGCCATGAGCGGGTTCTTCCGGGCGCGCTGCGACGGAATCAGCCCCTGATCGATCGCCTCGTCTCCGATGTCCCACACCTCGTCGGCCACGATCAGGTCAGGGCTGCGTCCGTGGCCGGCCGAGGCCGTGGCAGCCCGGACGAGCCACAGGCTGCCGTCGGGCATCTTGAGCTCGTTGCGTCCGTAGGACCACTTGGCCTTCGCGCCGTGGTACTCCTCGAGGATCGGTGCGAGGTCTTGGAACAGGGTCACGGCGAGGTCGAGGGCGTGAGCCGTCGTGATGACAGTCTGCGGTCCCCCTCGGTGCTTGGGGCCTTCGGTGAGCCACCAGCCGACCAGCGCCCGGAGCGCCATCGTCTTGCCGTTCTGGCGGGCCACGCTGACAAGCGCCGACCGGCGTGCCCACCGGCCTGTCTCGTCATGCTCGGTCATCCCGTCGAGGACCAACACCTGCCACGGCATCAGGTCACAGTGAAGGTGGGCCTTCGCCCAGGCTGCGATCTCGAGGCCGTAGCCGTCGCCCCCCTGGCGTCCTGTCTCCAATCGGGGACGATCATGACGGACCTCACCCGAATCCACCACGTTCCGTGGCACTTCAGGGCGACCCGGGTTCGAAAATCCCGGGGATATATCCCCCATCGGGCGGTCGGGGTGGCCAGATGGCGCACTAAAAACGCCCTCCGTGATTTTTTCTCGGCCTCGAGGTGTGGCCGGCTTCCCTTCG